CAGTAACCGATGGTGCGTTTACAATCAATTTAGACAACGTATCAAGCAATGCATACACAGATACGCTTAAAATCAATTTTGCGATTCTTCATGTTTTGCCTGCATAAAGGACAAATATGCCACTCATCAAAAGCATGACCCCCAAGGCCATGAAAAAAAACATCAAGGAAGAAATCGAAGCTGGCAAGCCAATAAAGCAAGCCGTGGCGATTGGGTACGCAGTCAAACGAGCTGCCGAAAAGAAAGAGCGCAAAAAGTGAAGCACGACAAGCCAATTCCGCACAAAACCACTGGGAAGGGTAAAACCTACAACCCAACGGACAAAGGTGCTGGAATGACCGCTAAAGGTCGTGCCGAGTACAACGCCAAGAACAACAGCAACTTAAAGCCTCCAGCCCCAAACCCAAAGACCAAGGCTGATGCAGGACGCAAGGCAAGTTTCTGTGCAAGAATGGAAGGCGTGGTAAAGAACGCCAAAGGCCCAGCGGAACGAGCAAAGGCATCCTTAAAGAACTGGAATTGTTAAATGCCAACTCTAGCGGAAATCATTGGGACTTTAACTGCTAAAGGTGGATTTAGAGGAACACCTATCAGTGGAATGAGTGCTTCAGAGCCAGCGCCTGTCCAGCCAACAAACCCGAGCGAAAAAGCATATTTTGATCGAATTCAAAATGATTATTTGCAATTAGTTTCCGAGTATTCAGCACATCCCGAATCAAAGGGAGGCCGAATCATCAACACGGATGTTGCTAGAGAAATGTCTCCTGAATACAGGGCAGATCGTACAAAGTCAGCAGAAATACATGAGCCTTCAAGCGCATTTATGAAACAACTATTCGCAGACAAGTTGGCAAATCCCACTCCTAAAGACAAAGACAACACAGTTGTATTTAGTGCTGGCGGTACAGGAGCTGGCAAAACTACAGCTTTAAATCTATTGGAAAATGTTGATCCAGCTCTTGCTAGAGCAGAAATGATCTATGACACAAACATGAACAAGTTTTCATCTGCTGACAAGAAAATTCAGCAAGCATTAGATGCAAAACGCAAAGTTCGTATTGTTTACACCTACCGTGACCCATCAGAAGCATTGGAGTTTGGCGCACTGAGCCGAGCTGACAGGATGGAAAAGGAAAAAGGCTCTGGTCGCACAGTTCCCATTGAAGAACACTTAAAAACCCATATAGGCGCTCGAAAAGTTATTGAAGAACTGCAACAGAAATACAAAGGCAATCCTAGAGTGAATATTCAAATTGTTGATAATTCCCGTGGAAAAGACAAAGCTATTGCAAGCCAGCTTGACAATTTGCCAAAATTAGAAGAAAATAAAGTAAGAAAGAAGTTATATGACACACTTGAAAGAGTTAGAAAGAATGGCATTGGCGGGAAAATCAAGCTCTCCGATGCAATCTATAACGGAACCGCAGGAAACATACGCAGAACACCGTGAACTGCGGAACTTTGAAGCAGAAAATAAAGGCTTTGCAGAACGTCTAGCCGCTGGCCTTAACAAAGCAGTCATGCTCGAAGAAGCTGCAAAAGCATAATGACCGATAAACGCCCAGTAGGAAGACCAACCTTGTACAAACCAGAGTATTGCGAGGAAGTAGTAGCCTTGGGCAAAATCGGTAAGTCTGTTGAACAAATTGCTTCAAGGTTAGGGTTTTCCCTACGCACAATGTATGAATGGAGAGATGTGCATCCTGAGTTTTCGCACGCCTTGGAGGAAGCCAAGCAACACGAGATGGCTTGGTGGGAAGATCAAGCCGATTCTTACATGGTCGAAGTCAAAGATGGCCCACGGCTAAACGCTACGATCTGGTCACGCTCAATGGCTGCAAGGTTCCCTAAAAAGTACAGGGAGAGCGTCAAGCAAGAGATCACAGGCGAGAACGGCGCTCCTCTCCTAACGGCAATCCAAGTCAGCTTCATAAAGCCCGATGCTTCTAACCTTTAAATTTGGAAGATTCCAGTTGTACCTTTGCATCGGCAAAGTCTATGACCTTTGCACTGATAATTGGCATCAAAAAGGTTGCAGAATTGCTTGGTTAGGCAAAAAACACTTAGTTTGGAGTTTTGGCAAGGGTGTTCGTAATGCAAGACAATACAGTTGAGCAAGCGATTGCAAAGGCAGAGTTTCCCGTTAAGTTGGAAGGTCTGTTTAAAAAGAGCCGTTACAAGGTTCTTTATGGCGGCAGGGGCGGCGCTAAGAGTTGGGGAGTAGCAAGGGCATTGCTGATTAAAGGTGTCCAAGAACCAATCAGGGTGCTTTGCGCTCGTGAATTCCAGACCTCGATCAAGGACTCCGTACACAAGCTACTGAGTGACCAGATAGAGGCTCTAGGTCTTTTGGGGTTCTACGAGATCACTCAAGCATCCATCAGGGGAAAGAACGGAAGCGAGTTTGCCTTTGCTGGCCTACGCAACAACATCTCAAACATCAAGTCATTTGAGGGTGTTGATTTGTGTTGGGTCGAGGAAGCCCAAACAGTGAGCCGATTGTCTTGGAATGTCCTTATCCCAACGATCAGGAAAGAGAAGTCCGAGATATGGGTTTCGTTCAATCCTGAGTTGGAGACAGATGAGACTTACCAGAGATTTGTGATTAAACCCCCTGAAGACTGCATCCAGCTCAAGGTCAACTGGTCAGACAACCCTTGGTTCCCAGAAACTTTGAGGCTAGAAAAGGATGCTCTAAAGGAAAGGGACGAGGAAGCCTACAACCAAGTCTGGGAAGGTCTATGCAGACAGACTGTGGACGGAGCAATCTTTGCCAAGGAAATGCAACAGGCCGAGAAGGATGGGCGCATCACAAGAGTGGCCTACGATGCTACAAAGCCTGTCCATGCGATCTTTGACCTTGGTTGGTCAGACTCAACAGCAATCTGGTTCCTCCAGTTCATAGGCATGGAGACACGCCTAATTCGTTACATCGAAGACAGTCAGAAGACCATTTCCTACTATTTAGCGACCATGCAGACCTTTGGCTATGTCTATGACAAGCTATGGTTGCCTCACGATGCAGAGAACAAGACCCTAGCAGCAAACGGCAAGAGTATTGAGGAAATCGTCAGGGCAGCAGGGTTTAAGACCGAGATTTTGCCCAAAGTACCCGTGGTTGACTCCATTAACGCAGCTCGAACGATCTTTTCTAATTGTTGGTTTGATAGGGAACACGCAGCAGATGGCCTAGCGTGTCTAAGGCACTATCGCTACGAGGTAGACCCATCGACAGGACAGTTCAGCAAAATACCACTACACGACCACTACAGTCACGGAGCTGATGCTTTTCGATACATTGGGCTTATGATACGAGAACCTCAAAAACGCAAGGCCAAGCCGCAAGTGGCAATGGCTGGTGGCTGGATGCAATAGGAGCAATCATGGACAAACGAATTGAAGAAGCAAGCAAGTTCTTAAGACTTGTGAACGATGCAGACTCGACCAATCGGGCAGAAGCCTTGCAAGATGTGAAGTTTGCCGCTGGCGACCAATGGCCCGTTGAGATTCAAAACAGCAGGAATGTCGAAGCTAGACCCTGCCTGACGATCAACAAGATTGACGCTTATATCCGTCAAGTGACCAACCAGCAGAGGATGCAACGCCCTCGAATCAAGGTTCACCCTGTTAATAACTTAGCTGATTACAAGATTGCCCAAGTCATTGAGGGCATGACCCGTCACATTGAGGTCAACTCCAACGCAGATACCGCCTACGACACGGCTTTTGACTACGCTGTGAGAATGGGTTGGGGATACTGGAGGATCAATACTCGGTATGTTTCTGAAGACTCGTTCGATCAAGAGATATACATTGACACTGTGGACAATCCTTTCACAGTTTATTTCGATCCCAACTCAATCCTTCCTGACGGTTCAGACGCTGAAAAGTGCCTGATTACCACGGTGATGGACAAGAAGGTCTTTAAAGACTATTACCCAGACGCTGATGATGGGGCTAACTTTCAGCCAAAATCTACTGGTGACGACACTGCCTCTTGGGTGACAAAAGAGGACATTCGGATTGCCGAGTATTTCTATATCGAGCGTGAGAAGGCCAAACTCTACCTTTTAAGCGATGGAACTAAGCAGTTCGCAGACTCGGCTAGTTTTTTTGATCGTGTCGAGCAAGCAGGACTCACGGTCATTGACGAGCGCAGCTCCTTCAGAAAAGCCGTGAAATGGTGCAAGATGACCGCTATGGAAATTCTTGAGGAAAAGGTCTGGGCAGGAAAGTACATCCCTGTTGTGCCTTGCTATGGCGCTCAAGTCATTGTTGACGATAAGAGGAAGAAGTACGGTCTGGTACGGTTTGCCAAAGACCCCCAGAGGATGTATAACTTCTGGCGTACCTCAATGACTGAGAGCGTAGCCTTGGCTCCTAAAGCAAAATGGCTCCTTGCAGAAGGCCAAGATGAGGGTCACGAAAATGAGTGGGCATTGGCTAACATCAAGAGTAGCCCAGTTCTGCGGTATAAGCAGACAGACATCGAGGGAAGGGCAGCTCCTGTCCCAACAAGACTCCAGCCTGAACCTCCTCCAGTGGGTGTGATGGAGGCAGCGGCTGCTATTTCCAATGATTTGCAAATGGTTCTGGGTATTCTTGACCCCAACCAATTGCCCAGTGGGAATATCTCTGGAAAAGCCCTTCAGGGTCAGCAAAGTCAGACTGATCTGTCGAATTTCCACTTTTACGACAACATGACCCGTTCTATTCGGCATACAGGAAAGATTATTCTTGACCTGATTCCTAAGATTTACGATACCCAAAGGGTAATGCGGATCATTGGCTCGGACGGACAGCCAGATATGACCACGATCAACCAAAAGAGCGAGGTTGGAGAAGTTCTAAACGATGTGACGGTGGGCGAGTACGATGTGGTGATGGACACAGGCCCGGGCTTCCAAAGCAAGCGCCAACAGGCCGTTGAGAGCATGATGCCCCTCCTCACAGGAAACCCAGAGCTGTTCAAGATTGCTGGCGATTTGGTGTTCAGAAACATGGACTTCCCCGGCGCTGATGTCATCGCAGACCGTTTGGCAGCTCTTAACCCAATGGCCCAGATTGACGAGAAATCTGACGTTCCTCCACAGGCCCAGATGCAACTTGCCCAACAGCAAAAGATTATGCAGGATATGCAACAGCAGCTCCAAGCCGCACAGTTGGAGATCAACAACCGTTCTCAAGTCGCCCAGATCAAAGAGGAAGGTTCTACTAAGCGCAAACTTATGGATGTCACTGCAAGAGCGCACAATACCGAGACTATGGCAGAGGTCAGGGTCAACGACCAAAACACCAGAGCTGTCACTTCTCAGAACAAGACGGAGATTGACGCTATTGTCCAGCTCCTCTTGCACCATATGGACACAGGCCGTTTGATGAGCGAAATTGAGCGCAGAAACCAAGAGCAAGGGCAGTACGCCACGATTGCAGCTCAAGACATAGACCAAGGGCAAAACCCCCTTATGCAACAGTAATTGACAGACACGGAATTAGGGTAGAAAATATCCAAACCTTACCAGTGAGGCTCACTGGGTAAAATCCTTAGAGAAATCTATGACTGAAGAAGTAGAAGCACCGCCAAGGGTTGCGAGTAACATCGTGACTAGCGAGAATTTAGCCGAGTTTCAAGCTGAAAAGCTAGGTTTAGCTGACAAAGTGGTTGAGGAAACTCCCGCAGATCAGAGTGAACCAGAGACAGAGGCAAAGGCAACAGAGGAAAGAAAGCCTAAGATCGAAAGACGGTTTGAGAACATCACCAAGCAACGGGAGGCGGCAAGGGCAGAAGCTCAAGCCGAGCGCCAAGCTAGGGAAGTTCTTGAGGAAAAGTTGAAGCAATACGAATCCAAGCCTGAAAAGGTGACAGAGGAAGTAGAGCCGAGGCCAGAGCAGTTCACCGATATGTACGAATATGCCAAAGCATTGACGGACTACCGAGTGGAGCAAAGGTTAGGGGAAGAAAAGCAAAAGGAAGTGCAAGCTAAGATAGCCGCCGAGCGTGAACAAGTGATAAACACTTGGGCAAGTCGGGTCAAGGCAGCTAAAGCTGAGATGCCTGATTTTGAGGACATGGTTGGGTCTGCCGATGTTAGCGTGTCTAACGAAGTGCGAGATGCAATCTTTGAATCAGAAGTTGGCCCTCGTGTGCTGTACCACTTAGCCGAGAACCCTGAGATTGCTCAAAAACTGCAAGGTATGACTTTGAGTGCCGCCTTGAGAACGATTGGAAAGTTGGAAGCTCAGTTTGAGGTTTCAGCAAAGCCTGTTGTTGAGAAAAGTAAAGCACCAGCGCCGATCAGTCCCATAAGATCAGCCGCTAACGGGCGAGATGTGAACTTAAATTCCGATGGGAATTTTCATGGTTCATATCAAGCATGGAAAGCTGGCAGACTTGCGGGTCGAATTCGGTAAACATATTTTTAAAAGGATTTTATTATGGCTAACAACCTACTCACGATTTCCATGATTACCAACGAAGCGTTGATGGTCTTGGAAAACTCATTGACTTTTGCAAGCGAAATCGAGCGCAACTATGATGACCAGTTCGCAGTGACCGGGGCAAAGATTGGGGCAACTTTGAATGTTCGCCGTCCCGGTCGTTTCATCGGTACTTCTGGCCCTGCGCTGAATGTTGAGGATTTCAACGAAACCAGCACTCCGGTCACTCTGACTACTCAGTTCCACGTTGACACCCAGTTCACCACTCAGGATTTGGCCTTGTCATTAGATTCTTTCTCTGACCGTGTTCTGAAACCCGCTATTGCAGCCATTGCCAACAAGATTGACTTTGACGGCACTACTATGGCTAAGAACAACACTGCTAACATTGTTGGCACTGCTGGTACACCTCCTACATCCTTGCTTACCTACTTGACTGCTGGTGCTTATTTGGATGCTGAAGGCGCACCTCGTGATGGTCGCCGTTCATGTATCGTGGAACCCTTCACAGGCGCTACGATTGTGGACAGCTTGAAAGGTCTGTTTGTTCCTTCACAAACCATTGCTCGTCAATACGAGAAAGGTCTGATGGGCAAAGACTCTGCTGGCATGACTTGGAAGACTGACCAAAACATTGTTTCACAAACATTTGGTTCTTTTGCCACTTCTACTTTGGCTTGCGCTACAACAACTGCAACTGGTTTCTTGACAACTGGATGGGCCTCGACCTCTACCATTGCCATTACACCTTCTGTTGCTAATGCTGTGTTCAAACAAGGTGACGTTATCACCATTGCTGGTGTGTACGCTGTCAACCCCCAAAATCGTCAGGCTTACGGCTCTAACAAGCTGCGTAACTTTGTTGTTACTGCTGATACGACTTTGGCAACTGGTGGCGCTCGTTCTTTGGTTGTCTCTCCTGCGGTTATCACTGCTGGTCAGTTCCAAAATGTTTCGATCCCAACCACTTCTGCTGCTGCTGTTGTGACTCCGTTTAACCAAGTTGGTACGGTTTCCCCACAGAACATCGTTATGCACAAGACGGCATTTTGCTTGGCAACTGCTGACCTTGAGCTGCCAGAAGGTGTCCATTTTGCGGGTCGTGCGAGCGACAAACAAGTGGGCTTGTCTTTGCGTGTGGTTCGGCAATATACAATCAATTCAGATTCGATTCCGACTCGTGTTGATGTGTTGTACGGTTGGGCGCCTTTGTACCCAGAACTTGCTTGCCGAGTTGCTGCCTAAGATCAAAAGGGGGGCCAAAAACCCCCCGTTCATAAACATTTATTAAGGAAAATTATCATGGCAAATCCCGGCCCAGCCTCCTCAGGCACGATTCACCCTTCTAACCTTGCTTCCAACCAAGCCATTCGCCTTTTGGCATCTGGTGTTGCTGTTAGCTTAAACTCCACTGGTGATGCTTCTATCACCATGCCCATCAATTCAACTTCTAGCTACTGCGTTACCAATGTGGTCATCACACAAGCTAACAAGGATGTATCTGGTGGTGCTTTGGCTATCTGGACTGCCCCTGCTGGTACAGGTACTGAGATCGTCACTAACGCAACATTGACTAGCAACACTTCTAGCGCCTTTGTGACGCTTGCAACTGTGGTTGCTGGTACTACGACTATCAACTTGTCTGCCCAGACTTTGTATGTCAAGGTTGGAACTGCTGTGTCTGGTGGTACTGTAAATGTCTATGTTTACGGCTACGATTTCGGCACATTCTAAAATGTGAAAAAAGAGCAAGCCACTCTCGTAAATGGGGGTGGCTTTTTCTTTGGTTTTCGATACAATTAAACTTTCTAAGGACTTCAAATGGAACTATTGAATCCTCCCGTAAGTGGGTTTGCTTCTGCGCTGATTACCTACACAGGTTCTGCTGGAGTGACATCTACTTGGGTAGCTGGCCCTCAAGGGGTCATGGTCTGGTCAGATCAAGCCTGTTATGTCTTGGTAGGCGAGGGCGTAACAGCGACAACTGCTGATACTCCTATTCCTCCGTTTACTCCGATTCCCTTCAAAGTTCCTAATGGCACTGGTGGGCAGTGGAGAGTAAGCGCCATCCAGATTTCTACTGGTGGCACGATTTACTGCAAGCCAATTCTGTCATGAGATTATTTGCTGTCAGAAACGGTATTGCCATAGGTCTTGGCAGTATCATTTCTTTTCTGTCTGGTTACGCAGATGCGACTGTGCAGGGTAATCTTTTGACTGAGATTGGAGACAATCTTGTTCAAGAGGATGGCGGCTTAATACTGTTGGAATGATATGGCTGTAAATTTATCTCTCCTTGGTGGTGCAGGGTGGCAGTTCTTTGACAACAATGGGGTTCCGTTGGCTGGTGGGCTGCTATATACCTACCAAGCAGGGACTGCGATCTCAAAGGCCACTTACACAAGCTCTAGTGGTCTTATTCCTAACGCTAATCCGATTGTCTTGAGTTCGACAGGCCGAGTGCCATTTGAGATTTGGTTAACCCAAGGCGTGAGCTACAAGTTTGTTTTAAAGACTTCTGCGTTTATCACCATCGGCACTTACGACAACATAGCTGGAGCCGCTGATCCCGCAGACATCTACGCTGCGCTTGCGGCCTCCTCTGGCTCGTCCTTGGTGGGCTTTACCCAGTCAGGCTCTGGAGCAGTCACCAC